AACTACCTCAGATGTTTAACACAGGTGGTCCAGTAGGTCAGATAGCTGAGATTGATGGGTTGATTGCTAAAGCTCAAGATGACATTATGATGCTTGAACTTGACAGGGAGTTTGAAGCGGCTAGTAGAACACGAGGTACTCTTGCTGATCTGTTTAGACAAAGAGAACGCCTTGGGGCCTCTATCGCTGCTGATGAAGGTACCGCTAGTGCTGTTGATGCAGCTATGACGGTAGCAGGTGGTGGTGTTATTTCAACTACTACTGATGAAGAAAACTCTGCTCAAACCCTTGCTGAAAACTACGCTCAGAACTTCAAGCAGGACTTTAACGCCTTCTTGTACCAGTTCTTGATTGATGGTGACACAGACAACTTCCTTGAAGGTATCCTAGATACGTTCACAGCACAGGTTGTTTCCAGCTTCACAACTGGTATCACTGATGGCCTATTTAGTGCCTTTAGCCTAGATGACGCTTTTGAAGGACTCTTCGAGGGTATCTTTAATTGGGGTGAAGGTATCGCCGATCGTTCTGCTGACCAGATTAAAGAGGGTGTTACTGCTGTAAAAGGCACAAGCACGTTCCAAAACATCTTCAAAGTTGCTAAAGACCTCTTCTCTAGTGTCTTTGATAGTATCTCTGGTTTCTTCTCTGGTGGTGGCTTTAACGGAAACACAGGCTCAGGTCTGCTCTCTGGTATTGGTACTATCCTTGGCTTTAACACTGGTGGTATTGTTGCCCCGGTTGGTACCTCGCGTACTGACATTGACTCTGTACCTGCTATGCTCACCCCCGGTGAGTTAGTTGTTCCAGCTAATAAGGTTGATGACTTCCTGAATGGTGCTGCCTCTGGTGGTAACTCTTCGGTGTTCAACATCAACGTATCCGGTGATATCTCTCGTCAAACTCGTAAAGAGATTGTCGAAATGTTGCCTCAGATTGCGTCCGGTGTGAACAAACAGAACAGAGAAAATCAAATCAGGTAAGAAGGAGAACTTATGAAGAAATGGAAGAAGCTCTTCAAACAAAAGGGTGGTAAACTGTACTGGAAGGTATCCCGTGGTCGAAAGGCTGCGGGGTCCGAAGCTGGAACCAATCATGGTGATGGTTACAAGACAGTCCGTATCGATGGTAAGGCACACTACGTCCACCGTATCGTAAAAGAAATTACAACCGGAAAGAAGATTAGAAAAGGTGATGTTGACCACAAAGACAGAGACCGCTCTAATAACTCTCCCACAAACCTTCGCAAAGTAAGTCGTTCTGAAAACAACAAGAACAGGCGCTCTTGGGCGAAGAAAAAGAAATAACACTTGGTCACCCTTCGGGGTGGCCTTTTTTACCATTTTCGGACCAAAAAGCCCGTAGAAAAGTACGAATTTTCACGCATCTATAATGATATAACTAATCAAAGGTAAACACAATGCAACACAACTGGAGAGAAATCTTTGGCTACAACCCCGACACAGGTGAACTTTTTTGGAAGATCAACAGAGGGGCAAGAAAGGTAAAGGGAAAACTTGCTGGACACAAAAACATAAACGGATACGTACATATCAAGTATAAGGAAAAACTTTACAAGGCACACCGGATTGTTCACGAGCTTTACCACAACGAAACAATACCTGAAGAGTTAGTCATTGACCACATAAACAGAATCAGGGATGATAACAGGGTAGATAACCTACGTTGTGCAACCCACTCCGAAAACTGTTGTAACAACAACGCCACCTATGTTCGCAAAAGGCCAAACTGCTCTACTTGGCAAGCGCGACCTCCGGGTATGTACCTTGGTAGTTTTAAAACAGAGAATGAGGCTAAAGACGCAGTAACTAAGTACTTGAATACTAAGAAAAAAGAGGGAAATTTATAGCATCTATAATGATACAACGTATCAACCAACAACAACACTATCTCCAAGAGGAAAACACAATGAACAACTTCATCAAAACACTGCTACTCGTTACAGCTTTGCTCCTTGGGACTCTTCTCATTTTTGCAGCCCTGTCGAACCTCGCTGAGTCTCAAAAACTTAGCTGCGATGCCACCGCTGACTTCGCTACAGAGGTTATGATCCAACGCCAAGCTGGTGTGGACATGGATGACATTGAAGCAACAATGCTTGAAACAGAAGCAAACTACAATTTACCAACGTGGCTTGAACTCTACGCAATCGTTGACTTTGCCGCAGAACTTCCTGTCTTGGAAGACCCTGTGAAGAAGGAACGCTTGGTAGAGCGTTTCACTAACCACGCTCGTCAAACCTGTAAAGACAGGTAACACAAGACTACAACAACCCAAAAACAACATTATCTCCAAGAGGAAAACACAATGAACACCCTTACAACAATCAAAACAACAGTAGTATCCATTTTTCACAAGACTGTCTTCACAGCTCTCGTGGTTGCCCTGACCTTCATTTACCTCGACAAGAACGATGGTGAAGTTTCTTTCCTGCCCACTTCCTGTGACTCCATTAGCTGTCGTGCAAGTGAGGGCTTTAGCTGGACTGCAGACAAGGCTTCAACGGGCTTTGAGTGGACCACTACAAAAGCTTCTTCTGGTTTCGACTGGACAGCAGACAAGGCTTCTTCCGGTGTAAACTGGGTTCAGGCTCTTTGGACTGACGAAGAAGTAGTTACAGAAGAATGATGCAGGAACTTGCACTATCAATCCTAGTCGGAGTACTAGTGAGAGTCTTCCTCGGAGGACTCATTGCTGCTATCTTCGGCGACAAGAAAAACATGAAAAAGAAACCTCCAAAGTTCATTGTTGGACCTTGGTGGTTTGGCCCCGTTAGTATTCTTTACTACTGGGCCGTACAGCTTGGAAACACTGACTTGCCTTTGGCAAATGAGTTTCAGGTGATGGATCTACCGTTTGTAATTGGCTTTTTCTCTTTTGAGCTTTACAAAACCTACGAGAAAGCCTTTTACTGGTTGAAACCAGAGGAGCTAGAAAAGCTTCAAAAAGCAAATAATAATAATAAAAAGAGGACTTAACCCTTATGATCACAGTATTTACGCTCTATGCAATCTACCAAACTATCATGTCTAACGACGACCTAAGAACAAAACTGCTTGAGCGTAAACGCTAAACAACAACACTGAAAACAACACAAGGAACTTACCTATGACTGACTGTCTCCGTTATAATCGTAATAGGGGCTGTTGTTTTAGTTACAAAAGCCTACAAAGATTCTTTTGAGAGGAAATGATATGAGATACTTCCCCTATGACCCTATCCAAAAGGGTTATGAAGCCTACGCAAACTTCTATGGAAAGATGGGTCTTGGACGACGGGAAATCCTACGCCGTATGCCAGAGTTTGAAGAGGATGTTCTCATTCTTCTTCCTTCCGAAAACAAAGACGGCGAAGGTATCAGCCCACCAGAACTACGTTACCAGATTCTTCGCTCACACTTTGTAGCTATTGACATGGGGGAAAGTGTTATGGTAACTAAGAACCGTTATGACGGTAGAAACGGACTCATGTCCAGAATCGAATTTGAGAGAATTGTCAGGTTGTGGCGCTCTCAGTAAACTAAGAGGAAATTTCTATGTATAAGTTCTTTCGCGGAACTACCTTTTTTGAAGCTCAATCTCTTGGAGAAGGTATGCAACACAAAGATATCACTCACTGGACTGACAGCCTTGAAAAGGCTCAGATGTACAGCAAAGGTGCCGTTATCGAGGTTGTGTTGGATGAACTTCCACCACACTTTAAACTAAGGAAATCGATAGCAGAAGGAAACGCGGCTCATGGAAATATCCGTGATTGGCGTATACCACGCCAATACTATGAACGCGATGGAGGTATGTATAACTACATCGAGGAAGTAAAAATCCACTTAGAGGGTGGGGACTACTAATGGAAGAACATGACTTTTGTGATGCCTTTGAGGACGCTTTCTTTGGGGGCAACCAACAGGCTGTCTTTATAAGGAAGAACGCTGTAAGAACAGGGCATACCACCATACGACGCTGGTTTAAGGCTTTTGATAAGAGCCTTGAGCCAAACTTTCTTTAATAAGGAAAACTACCATGACACCACTACTATGTTTGGCTACGGCCATCTTTTTCGAAGCACGTAATGAATCATTCGATGCACAGCGTTTTGTTGCAGAGGTGGTTATCAACCGTGTACAAGATGAACGCTACCCCGACACTGTGTGTGAGGTTGTGTTTGAAGATAAGCAGTTCAGCTTCACCCACGATGGTAAGTCTGACGACATGACTGACTACAGCACCTTCTTTGATGCAGCAATGCAGGCTCAGGCCAAGGAAATTGCTGGGGAGGTCTTGGAGAGGGGTGAAACAACTATCACCTCTACCCACTACCACACAGCAAGCGTCGATCCTTACTGGAACGACGTTTACACCCTCGATGGTCAGTATGGCTATCATATTTTCTACACCAACGAAACCCCTTGGAGGTAACATTATGCCTATGACTAAACAAGAAATCTTTGAAAAGTCCGCAATCCACTTGCTTAAGCAGAACGCCACATCAATACTGCACCGGGGGATTGATGATGAACCAATTTGTGCTTACCGTGGTGACAACGGTTTGATGTGTGCGGTTGGTTGTCTAATTCCTGATAGTGAATACAAACCTGAACTGGAAAGCAAGTCCGCAAGCTATATTGCGGATATGGTACCTTCTCTCTTAGGTGCACATACCGTGTTCCTTGATCAGCTTCAAGCAATCCACGACCGCACCTCTCCGGACTTTTGGAAAGAAAAGCTACGTCACTTAGGTAATGTGAGTGGACTCAACACCGAATTTCTTGAAGAGGAAGTTGGACTATGCTTGTAAAACGTACTTCGATCTTTACAGGGATTACACGGGAACTTGACCTCCCTATCACTACAGCGCAGATCAACGACTACAACTCTGGGACACTTATCCAGAACGCGTTTCCTAATCTGAATGAAGATGAGCGTGAGTTCATTATGACAGGTGCCACCCCAGAAGAGTGGAATGATGCCTATAACAAAGAAGAAGGAGAAGACCTCTATGAAAATTAAAGTTTTTGGAGACTCACCACTCGATATTGACAGTAAGTTTTCTGTTGCGCCTGTTTCTTATAATTCTGCGCTTGTTGCTGTTTATTGCACGAGTAAAATAACCTACACGAACCACATGACTCCTGACGAAGCAGAGCGTATGGCAATCCACCTGCTCAAGTCTGCAAGAGTTGCACGTAAACGTATGAAGAAAGAGGCCTCCTAATGACAAAATTACGCGTGATGTTCCCCAACGGTTCTGACATTGTTGTTGGGCCAAGTGTATTGAAAACCTACTTCGATGCTGACTCACAAATTCATGTGAGTAAGGTAGAGGAGGACTTCAATATGACCCCGAAGGAGATTCGTCGTCATAACAATCGCTTTAGCGCCTTGGTTGGTGCTATTGACGCAAAGTGGGGTTACACCTATGAGAAACTTGAACAAGATGATCAACCAAAGCACACGCCGGAAATGCGTGAGTATCTTGGACGACTAATGGAAGTGGAGGGCTACTAAATGAAAGTCTTTAACAACAACGCTGAAACCCTGTTTGAAATTAAAAACAATCTGTCTATACTCGTGGGAATTATGCTTGAAAAACAGGTAGACACCCCGGATGCGAACCTGCATGTAGAGGCAAACACAGACCGAGACCGTGTTATGCTGTACGCAGGTAATACTGGTTTGCGAGGGAAAAGCTACGTTTCCTTCTATGGTACTGACGAAGTGAGTTACTGGGCTGCTGCAAAAGAGTTCCTTGAAGACCTACCCTCTAAAGAAGAAACCAACAAGGCCACCTTCAACAACCTCGTTGGTGGGCTTATTGACACAGCCAAAAAACTTGGTATTGACGAAGAGTTTGTCAAGCCACTAAAAGAAACAAGAAAGGCTCTCACAGAGAACCTGCTAACCTACACCAAGGAGAACGCATAATGCGAAACAGTGTACAACTAAAAGAAATCCGTGATGTCAACATCGGTGGACGTGTCTATGACACAAACTTCCGACATGTAGTTTGCCAAGCTGCTTTGCGGGAGAACTCAACTCAAGACGCAGCAGACAATTTTGCTGTTGGTAACTCTACTGTCTGGCGTTGGATGAAGGTGTACGGCTACGCACCTATCTACTTTGCTGACCGGACTCAAGGGTCTATCCACTACACCCCTTTTGATGAGCGGCGTCAGGCTATCTACTCTGACCCTACTCGCCTTTCTGCTGCACTCCTTGCTGTACGCCGTGGTTACGGTGCTGCTATGGATCAGTACCGTTGTAGCTCTGGCTCGATCTATAACTGGATTAAGTGCTTCAAACTGTCAAACTCCTCTAACAACTAAGGAAAGCAACCATGTCTAAGGCCAAAATATGCCGGGCTACAAAAAAGAGAAAAGTCGTGGGGTACCTCCACAAAGAAGGGGTGGTTCTTCCCTTTAAAGATAACTCTGGTAAAGGCCAAAAGAACGTCTTTCTTAACCTTGAAGAAGGCTTTGTAACCCAAAATGGTATTGGGGAAGTTGGTAAAATGCCCTACTACTCAGAGGAAGATACCATCTACGAAGGCGACTCTGTAACCCTCCAATTTTAAATAAACGCTCTCACCCCTTCGGGGGTGGGGGCAACCTCTACTTTTTTTTTTCACCTTAGGGAGCTTCGGCTCAAAGCCTAGAAGGGAAGTTATGAAGACTGCACTAGAATTACTAACAGAAGACCTAGAACTCCGACAAGGTTACCTCCTTGATAAGACCGGAGAGAACGTAGACAAAAGAAAGAAAGCACACAAACTTTATGGACTCGATCCAAAGTCCTTAATTGAAGTTACCTACGGCCACCTACTAACGGCCCTAGAAAGTAGAGCCACCCTCGCCTCTTTGCTTGTGAACATGGGTAGGTCTCTAAACAGGAAGTTTGCTTTGGAAGCAGATGAGATTGAACAGGCTCACATAGGCTGGTTTATCCTAGTGTCTTACCTAGAACTTGGTTACATCAAGTATATGGCAAAGCATATTAAGAAGGCTAACGGTAGGAAGACTAAGTATCCAACCTACCATATCCTTGCAACTAACATTGAGGCTATCAACTCTATGATGGAGCAAGTAGATAGGGACAAAGTGGACCTATTTCCTATCTCAAGGGCCTCTGGTGACTGGGGCGAAGGGTTCTACCACCCGGAAACCCGTTATCCGATGATCAAGAATGCCCCAGAAGAGACTGTTGAACTGGTAGAGAAAGAGGGTATTCCCTTTATTACAAGGGTGTTGAACAAACTTAATAGTACGGGATGGCGTATCAACCAGCCTGTCTTTGAAGTGTTTCAGCAGTGTATGACCTCGGACAACAACCCTTTCAAATTTGCCTCAGAGATTGACCCTATTAAAAAGGCTTCCTTGTTGGTTGAGATTAATGCCATTGTTGGTATAGCAAAGAGGAACCTAAACAATGATTTCTACCATCTATATAACACCGACTTCCGAGGCAGAATTTATCCAAACACTGCTTTCTTACACGAACAGTCCTCCGACAATGCAAAGGGGATACTGCTCTTGGATCAACCAGTTCCTCTTGGGGGAGAAGGGTACTATTGGTTATGTGTTCACGCAGCCAACGTCTGGGGAAACGACAAAGTTAGCCTTGACGATCGAGTAGCGTGGGTTCAGGAAAACAGTGATGATATACTACGGTATGCCGCTGCTCCTATGGAGTTTACTGGTTGGATGGAGGCCGATAAGCCTTTTTCCTTCCTTGCCGCCTGTATGGAAATTAACATGCTAGATAGTTGGGTACTTTCTGGTAACGACCCAAAGGACTTTCCAAGTTGCCTACCTGTCTACATTGATGGTTCTAACAACGGGGTACAGCACCTTGTTGCTATGACAAAGGACGAAAAGATTGCCCCTATGGTAAACCTCGTTCCTTCTGACCTTCCCGGTGATGTCTACAAGTTCATTGCTGAGGCGGTTCTTGGGGAGATTGATGAGAAAGTCACAGAAATTCCACCTGAACAGCTGGCAAGGTTTGAAGAGGTCTACGGTAAGTATCTTTCTTTGTTGAGAGAGATA